GATTGCTACCCGCCTTCAAGTCAGCGACTAAGGCCCAAGCCTATAGCGAAGCCAGGGTGGCCCGATTGAACCGCCTCCGGGCCGCCCATGTTCGGTATCTGGAAAGTCAAAAGTCTGCGGAGGCGAAGCGTAAGCAGCATGCTTTGGAGCAGGAGTTGAAACGGCCTCGCTGCGCCTGGTGCGGGGTGCCTCTGCCGCCCGCCTTCGATTGCTGCTGGAGACGGCGATTGTGGCTGCGCTTGCCTGACTTTGCGCGCCGTTGGATTGGCCTTGGCCTTGCACCTTCGCTCTGGGAGCAAACTCAGGCGGCAGCTCAATCGGCCCTGTCAGGAGCAAGGCGATAATGGCCCGTCCTAAGAGCATGGCAACGAAAGCTGCTGATAGCGCGAAACGGGGCGGTAAAGTGGATGGACGTGGCAAGCACCCCAACGCCAGAGCGGTGCAATTCAGGCCCGGCAATGTCTATCGTATCAAGCCGGGGCAGGTGCTCAACCCGACTGGTAAGACGCGCAGTTTTGCCGAGGTGTATGCCGAACGCCTCGCCCGCATAGACATTGACGATCCTTACAAGCGCACCGGGCAGGAGTTGATTGCGGACATCCTGCTACGCTGGACTAAGGCGGAGGATCCGCAGACCTCGCTGGCGGCAGCGCGGGAACTGCGGCAGGCGGTGGACGGTATCAAGCAAGCGAATTGGCAGGATGAAGTCATTACCCTGCTCAAACGAGGAACGGTGACCCCGGATGAAGTCACCGGGATATTGGGAGCCGATGCTAGACCTTTACTTGTCGCCGCAGGCCTCTCTGGAAATGAAGCTGTACCGCCTGAGACGGATGGCGGAGCGGCAGACGATCCAGACGGCCCTGGCCCGGCCTAGCTTTCGCGGCGCGGCTCTGGCGATCCAGTCCACGCGGGAGCCGGAGTGGGTCATTCATGGCCCCTCTGAGACGGGTAAGACGCTGGCTTGCCTACACCTCGCGGATAGGCTCTGCCGCGAGTATGCCGGGGTACAGGGTGCCTTTGTTCGCAAGGTTAGGGCCGACATCGAGGGCAGCATCCTTGAAATGTATCGTCGGCTTTTCATGAAGGGTGGGGTGGCAATATATGGCGGGGAGAATGCTGGGTTTATCCAATACCCAAACGGGAGCCGCATCTGGATCGGGGGCATGGATAGGCCGGGCAAATCCCTTTCCACCGCCCGAGATTTCATCTACATCAACCAAGCCGAGGAACTAAAGACAAAGGATTGGGAGACGTTGACGACCCGTGCAACAGGCCGGGCCGGGAATATGCCCTGGGGCATGGTCTTTGGTGATGCTAACCCTGGCCCGCCGTTTCACTGGATTGTCACGCGGCCCACCGTCAAGCTCTACAAAAGCATTCACCGCGATAACCCCAGCCTATACACGGAGGCCGGGGGGCTGACGGAGCAGGGCCGCCGAACGATGGAGGTATTGGATAGGCTGACGGGCTTGACCCGCAGGCGATTGCGAGACGGGGATTGGGCCCAGGCCGAAGGGGCGGTGTACTCGGAGTTTGACGTTGAGAATATCACGACCGATGAGCCTGACCTGGAACGGCCCATTGAGCTGGCGGCTGACGAGGGCTACATTGACCCGAGGGCTATCCTCTTCATCCAGCGCACCCCAGGCCGTATCCTGATATTTGATGAAATGTATCATAGCAAGCATCTGGCTGAAACTTGCGTGCGCGAGGTTGTTGAGAAGTGCGGGCGGCTTTACGGTTGGAAGAAGCTGGAACTGGAGCCAGCCCTGGCGGGCGGGAACGGTCATCGGCCCATCCGAGACGGCGCCAATGGTAAGGAGCACTCCGGCATCCCGGCCCGGCTCCCTGATCTTTGCGCTGGCTCCCCCGAAGCGAAGGAATTACAAGCCCGTTTCCGTAAGGCCAACATCCCGTATCGGTATCTGCCCCATAAGGTGTTGGAGGGGATTGAGATTGTGCGAGGGCTGATCAAGACCGCCGACGATGTGCGAATTATTCAGGTGCATAAACGCTGCGTGAACTTCCTGAAAGAAATTCAGGAGGGCTACAAGTATCCCGAGGAGGGCACCCGCACGAAGGATGAGGTGCCACTGGATGAGGATAATCACGCGATGGATGCGTTGCGATATTGGTGCTACCTGAGGGCGAGGAAATGATGATGGGTGAATTGTCTCAATCCCCTGAGCAGATCGCCGCAAAAGCCTTGTCTTTTAGTTTGGACGGTGACCTCGTTATGCGTGTGGATGAGGAGGGGCTGGCCACCTTGAAGACATTGCCGGAATTTATATCAACAGATGGGGGGAATGTTATCACTGTCGCGGCTGGAGCATCAGGGGAAGAGGTGGGCCGTTGCTGGGGTGTTCCGATTATACTTATTAGGCAATCGGGATGAAACTATTTCAACTGACTCAACTCACCCCGGCCCAGGCGCGTGAGCGGGGTAGGCTCCTGGCCGATGCCCTTGTCAAGTGGTTGGGCCTGCTGGCTAGGCAGAGCGGGGAATTTCTGCTGCTTTGCTTGCTCCTCCCGTTCTATTTGTCGGGTTGGCTTGTGGGCTTGGCGAGGCGGTTTGTGATAGCAGTGAAATTTTCAATCCAGAATGGATACAAAGATGGGCGAGGATAGGCCGGGCACATGAACAGACTATTGGCCCATATCATCAGGCCTCCTGCTGTCCCAGCTAAGGCGATGGTGGATCAGCATCCCGAGGTCTTAGATCGGGTGCACGTCATCACCGTCCAGCAAGGGCAGCAGCCTTTGCCTGACAGCTATAACTACCTCTCGGCTCTAGGCGACTACACCAGCCATACGTGGGTGCGCAAGGCGATCAACGTCATCGGCAATAACTTCGCGCCTCTCCCGGTTGGAGTGGTGCGTGCCGGGGAGCGGGTGGAGAGCCACCTGCTGTCTCAACTCCTCGTGGACATGAACGACAAGATGAGCAGTGGGGATGTGTGGGGGCAGTGGGCGGTGGACATGCTCCTGGGGGGCGAAGAGTTTTGGGAGCTGACTAGAATCGGGAGCCGCTATGCCGAGGTCTGGCCGCGTCAGCCCCACACCGTCTTGATCTCTCCCGACAAGGCCGGCATGCGCTATCAGCAAGTTGTGGAATATGTAGTTGACGATGGGCTGGGCAAGCCTTACCCACTCCCGCCCGATGAAATGATACATTTCAAGTTTTACAATCCTCGCAATCCCTGGCGCGGGATTGCTCCCATCACAGCGATCCGCCTTAGCATCATCATCGACCAATTCGCGCAGATGTGGTCGAGGATGTTCTTTGCCAACTCCGCCCGCCCAGACTATGCACTGATTACCCCGCAGGGCTTGACAGCGGAGGAGCGCGACGATCTGGAAAAGAAATTGACCTTGAAGTTTGGTGGAACTGAGAACTGGCACAAGCCTATCATCCTGGAGGAGGCGGTCACGGACATCAAGACGTTGAGCCACCCACCCAAAGATTTGATGTGGCTTCAGCAGCGCGATATGGCGCGGCAGGAGATTGGGGCAATTTTCGGGGTGCCCGACGGGATCATGGGATGGGGCGAGGAGAGTTATGACACAGCCACCAAGCTGGAAGGGGACATGCGGGCACTCTGGGCCATCACCCTAGTGCCCCTGGCTGGCCTGCGGGATATCACCCTGACTGAATTCTTCAGGCGCAACAAGGCACTGGCGCCGGGGGAGGCCATTGTCACTGACCTGAGCGGAGTGGGGGTGCTCAAGCAAGACCGCGCCGGGCAGCTGATGTCGGCTAAGGACTTGTTCAGCATGGGTTATCCGGTCAACGTCATCAACGAGTATTTGGGCCTCGGCTTGCCCGATATTCCGGGCGGGGATGTAGGCTATCTGCCATTTGGCCTCGCACCTATAGGCAGTGCTCCACCCGCCTCGCCCTCCTCGGCAGCCCCCAAGCGCATTCGAGCGAAGGGGCATCCCGGTTACTCGGCCAAGTCTCCCGAGTATGGCAGCGATGCGCACCGGGGCATATGGGAGTACAAGGATGCCCGCCTGGACAAGTACCGTGAGGAAATGGAGGAGCTGCTGGAGGCCGAGATCAGCCGCCAGCAGCGCGATGCTCTCCGCCGTCTCCAGTCTGGTAAGACATCCGCGACGATTATCCATATCCCCGATAACGGCCACCTTGCCACGGCGGCTGCGTTGGCCGTAGTCAAATTGGGCGCGGATGATGTCTTTGACCTGGATGACGAGGTGGCTAAGTTCAAGGATACATTCAAGTCGGTCTTGCGCCGCGCTCTGATCGCCGTAGGGAAAGATGAGCTTGCCGCAGTCGGGGTGGACGACCCGTTTGATGGGGATAGCCCGGCGGCCCGAGGCTGGATCAAAAAGCTCCTGGACAGCTTCGCCACCAAGACTAACGACACCACCTATAACGAGTTGGCCGCCGTGTTTGATAAGATAGCCGAGGATGGGGTGGGGCTGAAAGAACAGATGGATCGCCTCAACGTCTTTTTCGAGGGGCGCAAGTCTCCCTATCAGTTGGAACGTACAAGCCGAACGACAATGACGGGTGTCAACGCGGCAGGGGATAACGTGGCCTGGGAGCAGAGCGGATTGGTGGAGGAGCGGGCATGGTTGACCGAAATTGACGGGCGGGAGCGGGATGCTCACCGCGCTGCCCACGGCCAGCAAGTGGGGCTGGATGAGACGTACACGGTGGGTGGGGAGGAGCTTGAATTCCCAGGCGATCCAAACGGCAGCGCGGAGAATATAATCAATTGTCGCTGTAGTCAGGTTCCTATTTTTTAGCGCAGAAGGCGAGGGCGAATAACATGGCAATTGAACTTACTTTCAGCATGGAGCAATTGACTCGGGATAGGGTGGCCGCATTCGAGGCAGGGCGGGGATTGGACGCGATTGCGTCAGCTATAGTCCTGAAACGGCCTCCGACCCGGGTGGAGGATCATGCCTGCTTGTATGATGGTGAGGGCTGCGATGGTCGCTGCTATTTCAGCACCGACATAGGTTCAGCGATCAAGCTCTGGCAGGCGGTTGGATTGGAGGTGGATGGGCCGGATGGCCGAGGGTACTGGGTAGCCGCAGATAGGGAAGAATACGGGGATTTTTATTTGCGGATAGTGCACGCAACCGGAGAGACGGCAGCCCTGGCGATTACCCGAGCTGCTGTCATGTCCTGCCTCCACCACCTCGCGGTGGAACGGGCGACAACGGCGAAGTCAGGCGAATGACGGCAACTCCCTATTTCATCCCGGCTCCACTTCCCTTGAGCGTGCCCCGCCCGGTACAGACGGGGCAATATGGGGAATTCCGTTGTACTACCTGTGGGGCTTTACTTTTCCGTATAACCCGTTATACTTTTACCGATGGCTTGACTCGCTGGCTGGCGGAGGTAAAAGTAAGGCGCGAGATAATGGTGGTGGAAGCGGTTGAGCTTCTGATACGCGGTAATTGCTACACCTGCCACGTGCCTTGGGGGTTTGAGGGGAAAGCGGACAAGCCTGGAATACCCCGAGCGCCTTGAGCGCCTGAGCAAAGCAGTAACCCTAAGAGCACCGAGAGTGCCTAAACTCTCGGTGCTTTTATTTTGCGTAGGCGGAGGACGGGATGCCAAAAGCAACAGCGGTTCTGAAACTTCCCTCCACCCCATTGAACAAGACGTTCAACTTGGAGGTACAGGAGAGGCGCAAAGATGGGGGCAGGATCGTCATCAACACGGCCTCGCCGGATCGGGACAAGGATCGCGTATTCCCGAGCGGGATGCGCTTGGACAAGTATCTGCTCAACCCAGTCGTTCAGTGGGGGCACAATTACCGCGATCCCTGGGCCACCATTGGCAAGAGCAATTCAGTTGACTCGGGGGTTGGAGGGGTGATCGCTGACTTCGAGTTGCGCCCTGCCGCAAATCAATTTGACCCACAGAGCATCATCCGGCAGCTATGGGAGGGGGAGTGGATCAGGACGGCCTCCATCGGCTTTATCCCCATCGCCGGCAAGCCCAACGAGCTGGGCGGGATTGATTACACCGAATGGGAATTGCTGGAGTGGTCGCTGGTGCCGATCCCCTCGAATGCGGATGCGCTGCGCCTGGCCGTAAAGGGCTTGACGGGCGACGGGCCGGAGGGCACGAAATTCATCAAGGCTCCCTGCCAGGGCTGCGGGGTTGAAAAGGAATTCTCCGCTACTCTCTTTGTTATGAAGCAGATGGACGATCTACCTCTCCTGTGCGAGGCTTGTAGCCGCAGGGCGGTAACGAGTGCGTTTGGCAAAGAGACGACAACGGGAATGCTTAGTCGCCTCGGGCCGGAATTGCTGGCAGATACACTAATCCCTATCCTAAGCCGCGCCAGCAAGCAGACGATGGCCGAGCACATGGCTTCAGCCAGGGCTGCTTTGGATACCTGCCGGGAGCACTTGGACGCTATGGCAGATATGATGCCTGATGAGGAGGGGGGTGAAGATGAGGAGGGGGAGGCCGGAGGGGAGCAGGATGCCGATGCAAAGGCTGAAGGAGGGCCGTTGACTAAACGCGGGCGAGTCATCAGCGCAAAGAATGAGGCCACCCTGCGGGATGCCAAGATTGACCTCGAAAGCGCTGATGCGAAGCTGGATAGCGTCCTCAGCCAATTGGACTCGCAATCTGCTGATGCTGATGGAGACGACGAAAAGCAGCTAACGGGCGAGGGCACTCCTCCCTCCCCCGAGTTGACGATTGAGGAGACGGATGAATTAGCCGTCGCCCTGCGAGAGTTGAACAGCCTG